CACAAACCTTTTCGTGACGGCTAGGTGGGTACGATTATCGTACAAAACGGCTATGGGTAGCGAGCCGAGCCAACACAAACCACCGGCTTGGCTCTACACAAACCTTTCCTACACAAACTATTCCGACACAAATTTTTCGGCGTGTACGATTTTCGTACATGTCCAGACATGCCAAAGCCCCCACCCGATAGGGCAGGGGCTAGGCGTTAAGGGTTAGGCAGCGCGTACGCTTGGATGATTAGACTTTGAGACGATAGCCTTGCGTTGGCTATCAACTAGCGCAAGGAACTTTGTCCAAATCTCGGCATCTGTTGGCGCGATATTCTTGAGCGCCTTAATGTCCTCGATATATTTTTCCATGATGCTGTCGGCAGTTACAACTTTGCGTGAGGCTTTAGCCTTCTCGCCTTGCTTTGGCGTAGCCTTAACCAACTCAGCGAAAGATTTTGCCTCGGAAATCTTAGCCTCAGCCTCTTTTCCAAATTGGCGCTTGGCTTGAATTGTAGCATTAAGAACCGCCTTGAGAGGCTTATCCTTGCCACCAGCGAGAGCGCGAACCTTTGAGGAAAGCATGAAGTATTGGGCAGTGCTTGGCTTGATTGTTGGCAAATCGCCTTTTTCTTGAGCCGCCTCGATTGTTGCCTTCAAGCCGCGAACCGAGATAGAGCCAGCGTTGAGCATGGAAACCGCTTTCTCATAGACCGCGATTTCCGCCTCAAGATTAACGACACCCTCGAAGGATGCGCGAAGGTCGGCATTTACTACATCAAGATTGCTGATTACTTTTCCAGATTTTGCTTTTGTCATTTTCTTATCCTTTGATTAAGTGAGCCGAGGCCAGCCCTCAACTCTTGGATAATCATCTCATAGATTAGGGGCAAAAGCAACTCGCCAGCCCGTACGATAATCGTACGCATAGGCTCAGGCTCAGGCTCAAACGAGCGTAGGCAGATAGTCCCCCAACACAAACACCGGCAATTAAATCCCCAACACAAAAAAACGCGCTCGGCGCTACGCGCCTCGCCCCAAAAACGGAAAGGCGCTCGCTTCGCTCGCACACTTTCTCTACGAGTCGCTACGCGACCCCAGTTTTTATAGCGCCGGGGGCGCTAGTTACACACTCTCCGCAAATAATATTTTTCCAGTATTTGCTCCGAGTGCACCCTAAATGTCCGTTTTATATGTTATTTAGATAACAATTTGATAACAAAACGTTCGTTTTCGTTATTTGAACGGGTTAGTATATATGTAAGGATATGAGCGGTACCCGGAAGCGAATATCCTTCCCGCTCGGCAGTCTTAGGGACTGCCTCGCTTTTAAGAGGGGGTAGCGAAGAGCCTGAAGGCTCTGAGCGAAGGGGGATTTATTATGGAGGATTTATATGGCTGCTAAGGGTGGTCAAGAGCACCACAATGTAGCCAAGCTACGAGAGGCAAAAGCCAAAGTATTAGATTTCATACGTCAAGGGTTAGACCTGCAAGACGCCCTGGCTAGGGCTGGTAGGAAGCCTGACGTGATGAAGGACTGGCGGAAAGACCCTAAGTTCGTCAAAGAACTTGAAGCTGCCAGGCAAGAAGGCGAACGCACCCTCAGCATTGTCACAGGGGATGCCAAGTACAAGATAGGCTTTGAGGAGTTCTCTGCGGAGTTCTTAGACTCGCCCATCTTCCCTCACCATAGGTCCTGGATTGATGTACTTGAGGGGCGTACGCCCTCATGGCTACACCCAGCTATGACCTACGAGCCTTCCAGCACTAAGCGTCTTTTGATTAACGTCCCACCCGAGCACGCTAAGTCTACGGTCATCACCGTGAACTACTGCGTCTACCGGATTGCCATGGACCCCAATGTTAAGATTACGATTGTATCCAAGACCCAGGAGCGTGCCAAGGAGTATCTCTACTCCATCAAGCAGCGCCTGAGCCATGAACGCTGGTCTAAGCTCCAGGCGGTCTATGGTTCTGCTGGGGGCTGGAAAGAGGATGCAGATACCTGGAAGGCTGACCGAATCTACCTCAGCCGCGATTCCACCGAAAAAGACCCTACCGTACAGGCTCTGGGTATTGGTGGCCAGATTACAGGTGCCCGTTCTAACCTGATTATCCTAGATGACGTGGTGACAACCTCAAATGCCCACGAATGGGAAAAGCAGCTACTATGGCTACAGCGAGATGTAGTTACCCGTCTGGGTGATAATGGTAAGTTGCTTATCGTAGGAACCCGTATTGCCTCTAATGACCTTTACAGAGAAATCCGTAATGGAGACCATTGGAGTAATGGCAAGACCCCCTTTACCTACTTTGCTATGCCAGCAGTTTTGGAATTGGACGAAGACCCAGAGAACTGGGTAACTTTATGGCCTAAGAGCCATGTGCCTTGGGAGGGGTCAGATGAGACGGTACTTCCAGATGAAAACGGTCTATATCCTAAATGGGACGGACCAGCACTCTTTAGAAGAAGGAGTGAGGTTTCTGCGTCAGCCTGGGCATTGGTCTACCAACAGCAAGATGTACAAGAAGATTCTATCTTTTCGCCTGCGTGTGTCCAGGGTTCAATCAACAGGATGCGAAAGCGTGGCCCTCTAAAGCCAGGAGTTCCTGGACATCCTAAAGAGCGTGGCTCTTGGTACACCATCATGGGCCTAGACCCAGCGATGACAGGTAATACTGCGGCGGTTATGCTGACAGTTGACCGTGTTACCCGCCAACGTTATGTACTTGATGTCATTAACATGACAGACCCTAATCCAACTAAGATTAGAGACTTGATTGATGACTGGGTTGAAAAGTACCAACCACAAGAATTACGTATTGAAATCAATGCTCATCAGAAAGCCTATGCGCTAGATGATGACTTGCGTTCATTCCTTGCCTCTGTAGGGGTTAGATTCTCTAGCCAGTTCACAGGCAAGAACAAGTGGGACACATCTTTCGGTGTGGCTGCTATGTCTGGTCTCTTTGGGACTGTACGTAACGGCGTACACCAAGACGATAACCTGATAGAACTACCCTCACAGGATGGCTCTGAAGGAATTAAATCGTTAGTACAACAATTGATTACTTGGAAGCCTGACACTAAGGGTAAGACCGACTGTGTTATGGCTTTGTGGTTCTGTGAACTACGTGCCAGGGAAATCATTGGTAGTAACAACTTTAACCAGAGTCACGTTGTAAACAGATGGGCTACAAGAAAACAACTCGAACAGCGTTACGTGATGAACGTAAACGACTACGAGTTCTCAATGTACGAATAGGACTATGATGGAATTAGATATCCAGACGATTGCAAGGCGGGTTGAGAATCTCAAGATTCGCAATGGCGCCCGCGATGCACGAATGCAGGATATCCTTGCTGTACGTAAAGGTGAAATGGGTCAGATTTATCCTGACTTGTTCCCTGAAGGCATGGACAAGCCTATGGTGGCTAACTTCGTCGACGTTGCTGCACGCGACTTGGCTGAGGTTCTAGCTCCACTTCCATCTTTCAACTGCTCTACAACCAATGTTAACAATGACCGCGCTCGTGCTTTTGCCGATAAGCGCACCATGATTGCTAACAACTACGTATACCACTCACGTCTACAGTCACAGATGTACTGGGGTGCTGACTGGTACTTCTCATATGGCTTCTTGCCTATCTACGTAGAGCCTGACTTTGATTCAAATCTTCCACGTATCCGTGTTGAAGACCCAATGGGTGGCTATCCAGAGTTTGACAGATTTGGTCGATGTGTAGCATACGCCAAGCGTTACTTTAAAACACTTGGTGAACTAGCAGTAGACTACCCAGAATACGCTCCTACTTTGCTTGGTCGTGAAGGTTTTAACCAAGACACCAGCATGAAGGTAGAACTTGTTCGTTACACAGATTCAGATGTAACAGTTCTTTACTTGCCAGACCGCGGTAACTTAGTTCTTAACTATGCTGCCAATCCTCTAGGCAAGATGAATATCTTTGTAGCAAGACGTCCATCACTTGATGATGAATCACGTGGACAATTTGATGACGTATTGTACGTACAACTTGCACGTGCACGTTTTGCTAACCTTGCAATGGAAGCAGCAGAGAAGTCAATTCAAGCTCCTCTGATTGTTCCAACCGATGTGGTCGATATGCCAATGGGTCCTGATGCGATTATCCGCACAGCACAGCCAGCAGGTGTAGGCCGAGTTAGACTAGATGTACCAGCAGCTGCATTCCAGGAGCAAGCTGCACTCCAAAGCGAGCTTCGCTTGGGTGCACGTTATCCTGAAGGACGTACTGGAACCATTGATGCTTCAATCATCACTGGTCAAGGCGTACAAGCATTGCTTGGTGCATTTGACTCTCAAATCAAGGCAGGACAGACAATCCTGACTGAAGTGTTTGAAGATGTCATGAGAGTATGTTTCGAAATGGATGAACTCCTTTTCGATGAAGAAAAGAGCGTCAAGGGTATCGCACAGGGTACGCCGTACGAGTTAAAGTACAAACCAAGCAAAGACATCAAGAAAGATACTTCTATTGAAGTACGCTATGGCTTGATGGCAGGACTTGACCCATCGCGGGCCTTGATTTTCTCTTTACAAGCACTTGGAGCTGATTTGGTATCCAAGGATTTCATTCGTCGTGAACTTCCATGGAGCGTCAATGTATCGCTCGAAGAACAACGAATCGAAATCGAAAAGATGCGCAGCAACTTATCCGCTGCTGTAACTGCCACAGCGCAGGCTATTCCTGCCATGGCTGCACAGGGACAAGACCCATCTGCGCTAATCCAAAAGATTGCAGACGTTATTGAACGTCGTCGCAATGGGGACACTATAGAGGCTGCTGCGCTTGCCGTGTTCACACCCGAGCAACCTGCGCAGGCAGAGATGACTCCACCAGGCGCACAAGGACCAGTTGAGGCTACCCCGTCCCCAGTCGCTCCTGGACAACCTTCTGGTGGGGTCCCACAACAAGCACCAGACTTAGCAACAATATTGGCAGGCCTAGGGGGATAATGTGGCTACAAGAAAGAAACCAGCAAAAAAGGTTGTCAAAAAAGTAGCTCGCAAACGCAGAACAACTAAAGAGCCTGTATTAACAAAGTTAGACTTTTGGGCAATTGCAACCAAAGAAGTTTATGATTCACTACGCAAAGCAGGAATGGATGAAAGTACTGCTTTAGCATTTGCAATGGACAGGTCAAGTTATCCTGATTGGATAATTGACCCATCAGACCCAATCAAGAATCCACTAGATGATTTTGAAGAAGATGAGGACTAAACATGTCGATGCAAGATGTACCTGGAGGACCAGGGCGATTCGCTCGTAGAGATGACCTCGGAAACGTAAAGAAGATTCAACGAGAGGGACGCAACATCGCAGAAGCATCAGGTGGCGCATATGGAGAACGTACAGAGATAGCTTCGCTAGCTTCTGGCGCACCTATGGATAATCCTGAAGCAACAGCTACAGGTGTAAATCCACTTGCTGCAGCACTTCCTAATCCAGATGCATTCCTGCCTGGCAATGAAGCACCACTATCTGATGGTGCTGAAGGTGGTCCAGGACGTGGACGTAACGCTCAACAGACTCCAGTTGACGCAATTGACCAAACTGCAGTACTAGCACGTGCCATGTTTATGGCAAATCCTGAATCAATTATCCTAGCTAACATCGTCAATGCGTTCAATGAAGAGAATCGTTAATGGCTGATTTGCAGAAATCTAATCTTTCACCCGCCATGCGGGCTTTGTATGCTAATGAAGGAGAGGCACGTAATCGTGCTATCGGAATTCAGATGGCATCACTTACGCCTGACATGTATAGAAACTTTAATGAGCTGACTTCTACCTACCCAGGTATGAGCAAAGACCTCGTTATGTCTATGGTGAAGCAAGGATTATCTGCTAATACTCCTGGAATCGGTAAGATTGTTTCCTTAGATGGTATTGCTCAGTTAAAAAAAGACCAGTTTAACGTAGAAAAAATCAAGAAGAACGTAAAACAAGATAAAGGAATCGTAGGTTCTATCTACGATGCAACTCTTGGTAACGTATATGACGTATTCAAGGGTGCAACTCGTGTAGGTTTTGCAGCATTACGTGCACCTTACGACCTTGCAACCACAATAACTCGTGATTTAGCGCAAGAAAAAGACCCAGGATTGTTCTTAAAAGACTTGGCTACCCTTGGTGGCAAGAATACAATGTTTGGTTCTTTGATTGCAGATGTTTTTGATGGAAAAGGCGGGGTAAAAACAGGGGCGGGATTCTTTATCGACCCAGAAAGTCGAGTTGGCAAAGACCAAGCTAAGGCTATGGCAGCTTATGGCAAAGTAAATGGCGAGTCATTCACCATTGGACGCTTTGTTGCTAAGTCAATTGAATCTAATCCAGACAAGACTGGCTACAAAGTTCTATCAGGACTTGTAGATGCTACCTTAAACCTAGCACTTGACCCATCTATGTGGTTTGGCGCAGGTTCTGCTAGAGCAATTATCAAGGGCGGAAAAGAAGCTGCCAAGTTTAAGGCGAGCGCTGCTGAGTTTAGCCCTGTTGCACAGACAGAACAGCTTAACAAAGAGATTGCTGAGTTTGCTAAACAACGTGAAGAGCTTGTTGGTAAATACACCAAGCGTAATACTGGCAAGTGGATGCGCAAGACTACAGAATTGCAACGTCTTGAGAAACAAAGATTTGAAACACTAGAGCCTACTGTAAGTAAGTTGCTTAATACTTACGATGATTCTTACAAGGCATTCTCTCAAGATGAGCTAGCACAACAAGTTCTTGCTAATGAGAACATTGTTAAAGAAGTTATCTCTAACCCTGGCGTATATGATGGTGAATTGCTACGCGGTATTGATAAGCTTTCTGCTGAAAGTGTAAATACTTTAGGTTTTACAGATGGTTATATCGTTCTAGGAGATGCTCCTAAGCGTGGCGTAATCTCATTTGGTGCACATCAAAGCGATGAGTATTTAGTTACTCTTGCTGGCGATGAACCATTAAAGACCCTTGACTTGCTTGAAGATATTACTAAGCTACCTGGCAAAGCAAAGCAGGCAGAAGTAAATCGTCGCCTACAGTTTGAAGAGTGGCTAGAAGCAGGTAAAGCAGATGCTAACCTTGCTCCTGAAGTACGTGCTGTACTAGACCAAGTATCTTTGGCTAGCAGAAACGATGCTATGGAACTTAAAGGTTTTTCATGGGCAGTATCTGCTGCAGACCAACCTAAGACTCTTGGAGATATTCTAAAGACTATTGCTGATGCTAAGGCAACAGGTGGCTCTGCTCGTGCTATGCAGTACGCCCTAGAAGGTATTCAAAAGATTTGGCAATTTGATGCTATTAGTAACATCCGTGCTATCTACGGTGAGACTGGTGGCGTAATGATTACTAACGCTCAACGTATAGCCGCAAAGAATGCGCAGGTAGGAAATGCGATTGCAGAGATTGCTGACCCTTCTAATCTTGGTCCCAACATGGCTAGGTTATTATCTACTGTCAAGACGCTTGATGAAGATATCAACAAAACTCGCCAAGAACTTGAAGTCTTAACCAAAAACAAAGAAGCTTCAGAACAACGCTTAAAAGAGATTGATATATTCCGCAACGTTGTTGACCAGGACATCAATCTACGTAAAGCAATTATCAATGACCCAGAGTATAAGGGCTTGAGTAAGATTATTGACTTAGATGCAGGTATTGCTGAGAAGCGTATTTTGCGTGAGTGGGCTCAAGAAAACATTGGTCTTACTACTGCTTACAATGGAGACTTAGCTACAGACTTTAGTAAGGCATTCAAGTTCATGCTTGGAAGACGCTTTACTCAGATTGCAGAAGTAGTTGCTAAAGAAACTGACCCACTAAAAGTACATAGATTCTTTGGTAAGAAGCTAGATACCGAGATGGTAAAAGCACTTACTGCTGCTAATACATCTGATGATGTATATCGTGTCTTCTTGTCATACCTAGGTAATCCTACTACTGACCCTAAGATATTCCGTTCTACCACACTACGCAAGGAAGTAGCAGGACTTACTGCTAATCCTGTTGCTCGTTTGGTTAATCCAGTATCTTATGTATCTTTCCGTAAGGCAGAACAACTTGACCGTGTATTTAGCCGTTACTTTGTTCGCTCTACCGCTATCAACCTAGGTGATTTGAACAATACAGTTAACTCCGTAGAGGACTGGTTAAGCTCTGCACAGATTAAGACTGTAATTGGCAAGCAAGGCCAAGAGAAGTACATTGATGATATCTCTCGTAAGCTGTTTGCTAGCACAAGCGAGCAAGAACGAGCAAAGATTATCCAAGATGGTATGGATAACTTAATTGAAGACCTTGCCAAGCGATTTGGTGCTGATGAGTCTACTATTAGTGACCTTAAAGATGTAATCAAGATTAATGCCGTACAAAAGAACGCAGATACCACCTACACAGTAGGTAAACTCTCTGAAAACGGCGAAGTATTGGTCTATAATGCTGGCAATGACCCTATCAAAATTGATGGTGGTCTAGCATATTATCAGCTAGCTCAGGGAACTATGTTTCTACCTGATAGCAAAGAAGTACTCAAAGTACTCAACAAGTACCAGCTAAATGGCCTACGTAGTAAGGCTAAAGCAGGCAGAATCCTTGCTGAAGAGATGGGCGATGTCTGGCGTACTGCTCAGTTGGTATTCCGTGCTTCATACATGATTCGTAACATTGCAGAAATGCAGATGCGTCAGATGTTCTCTGGCCACGCCAACATTATTACTCACCCAATGCAGTTCATCTCAATGATGATTGCTAACTCAGGCAAGGGTGGAAAGCTAACACAGCGTGTTGCTAAATATCAGTATGACCTTGGCGGTAACGCATTTAATAACCTAGAAGCTGAAGGTGAATTCCTAGAGGCTGTTCGTGGCTACCAGATGTGGGCATTCCGTCGTGCTTCTGTATCTGACTATCGCAGCAATAAAGGTTCTGAGATATTCAAGGTATACAAAGTGGTTGGTTCTGGCGATAAGAACTTCTTTGAAGGTTTAGCACATACTCTTAATCGCTGGGGAAGCGATGCTTTCAATCCTAAGATTGCAAAGTTAATGCTTACTGGCGATGAAGCTGCGAAACGTAAGTTTGTAGATGATGTAATCAATGACTTTGATAAGCCTAATAGTGATATCCGTAACTATGTACTAGGTATCTATGACCGTAATCCTGGTCTAAAGAACGTATTCTTGCGAGATGCTAACGTAGATGCAGATAAGATTACTAAAGCTGACTTATCACCAGAGAAGATATTCACATTCTTCTTTGATGATGCACAAGAGCACACCCTTGCTGGTCAAATGCGTGTTATGGCAGGCAATGGCCCTAAGTCACATGTAATTATGGATTTGCTTGCTGATGGCAAAGTAACATTTACCAACAACAAGGGTAGAAACGTTACAATCAGCATTCCTTGGTTTGATGGCCCATTGAACTCTACTCAGCTATCTGCACTAGAGACTGCTTTCAGAAAGTCCCTAAAAGATAACTTTGACCCTGCAGACTTGGCTGGTTCTAAGGTTCTATTCCAAAAGGAAAGCCTTGTAGGAGCTCCTGGCAAGAAGGAAATCAACAACATGGTTGATGCCTTCTTCAACCTATCCTCACGCCTTGAGAGCAAGTTTAACTTTGGTCCTGAATACCAGATGGCATACTGGGACTTTGTTGCTCGCTATGCAGATATGCTTAGTGTTGACGAACTTAAGTACGTTAGAAACCAAGCATTAAAGACTTTGAACCCAATCAACTTCCGTGTTGGCAATAAGGTAAAGACAATAGGCCGTAAGCACGATGTTCTTAGAGTTATTGACTCTAGATTGAAGAAAGTTACCGCTGGTAAGGCAGAAGCTGGTACATCAAACTGGCAAGCTATTCATCAGATGGCTGCTAGAGATGCATCTAAGTATGTTCAAGACTTGTTCTATGACGCTAGCCGTCAGAAGCAATGGGCTCAAGCATACCGCTTAGTATTTCCGTTCGCACAAGCTCACACTAACACTATGTATAAGTGGAGCCAACTAGCTGCTAGAAACCCTATTCCGTTGTATCGTTTTGCTAAAGCATACGATGCAGCTACTAAAGAGGGTTCAAACGTTATCTATGACATAGCTGGTATGTCTTATGACGATGACCAAGGCTTTGTATATCGTGAGCCAGGCAGCCAAGAACCTATGTTTAAGATTCCACTTGCTGGAAACTTGCTAGGTGCACTTGCTGGTAAGAACCTTAATATGGCTCAAGCTTTACAGGTTACAGCTCCAGTACAGTCGCTTAACCTTGCATTCGGTGCAGTTAATCCTCTAGTGCCAGGTCTTGGACCTGCAGCACAGATTCTCTTTACCTCATCAGGTAAAGTTGATGAATTTGGTCCTGCATGGGACATCATGCGTGACATTGTAACTCCGTTTGGTGCACCAGATAGCCCAGATGACATCGTGTTCCCATCATGGATGCGTAAGACAATCCTCTACGCATTTGGTAATGACCAGATGGTACAGCGTGGTGTTAAGGATTGGGCTGCTTACTTAGCATCTAGTGGTGAGTATGGCGATAATCCTTTGGCTAATGACCAAACCCGTAACAGATTATTCAAGGATGCAGAACAGCTTTCTAAGTCTGTTGGCTGGATGACGGCTCTATTCCAGAGCATTTCACCTGCTACACCTATGAACGAGGTTCTAGCAAAGATTAAAGACCCGGATAACAAGTACAGATTCATGACAATGACAGTCTTGTATGAACACTGGGATAGAATCTCTAAAGAGAATCCTGGCGATTACGGCGCAGCTGTACGTCAGTTTGCTGAGACTTATGGCAAGAACAACATCTTGATTGCTCTTGGAAGCACAACATCAGCTGTACGTGGTACAGAAGATGCTTGGACTTGGTTGAATAACAACCCAGATGCTGCTGAAAAGTTTGCAACTTCTCCTGGAGATGTGGTTCCTTACTTCTTCCCCGGTGGAGAAGCCTCTGTTAAGTACTACAACTGGCAGAAGCGCTCAGGTGCTCGCCGTAATCTATCTACTTCTGAAATGGCTAATGAGGCTGAAGGTCTTATCTATGCCATGGTCAAGGGACAGATTGCTGAAGAACAAGCTGCTAATGGTTATCCAGACTTCTGGTATCGCCAGAAGATTGCAGAACTTGACAAAGAGTTCGGTGGTCCACCACCAGATATGGTTACAACCAATACTGCACAGGAAAAGATATTCCGAGTTGCTGCTGCTTTGGAAGACCCAGCATTTGCTCAGTCTCCAATCTACAAGCAGATATCAGCATTCTATCCGCAGTATATGGAGTTCCAGAATCTGCTTAATAGCCTAAATGGTGCTAACTATGCACAGATTAAAGGCAAGAGCGGTATTGCTCCACTTCTAAGAGATAAGCTCGTATCTCTTGCTGAAACACTTATGCTAGAAAACCCAGCATTCTCTCGTATGTACTACGGAGTATTTGCTGGACAACTGGAAGGTTAATAAAACGTGGCAGATAAAAAGTTTGCATCCTCACCTGGGGTAACTGACCTCCGTAGTGCTGGCTACAACGCAGGCAGTACTACAGCCTTTCAGCAGGTTGCTTCTGGCTTGATAGGTGGAACTATCGGGGCTAATCGCTGGATGAACCCAGATGACCCTTACATGCAGTTCTTGTATGCTGCTGATAGCTCTGCCAAGGATGCTGCTTTTCAGAACATTTTCCGTGGTCTTGTAGACCAGAAAGCCCCTGCTGGTAGCGGTGCTAGAAATGCTTGGGAGTACCTACAAGGCACTATGCGCAAGATTGGTTTATCCTCTGCTAAGACAACTCCAGGAGTGCCCGCTCCGCAGGATATAACCGGCCTAGAGAACGTTATTAGGGCTTCCATAGGTAGTAACGCCACAGACCCACTTGCGTGGCTCACAGCGGCTGCTATGGGCTATTCTGACGGTAAGACTATCAAGCAACCAGATACAACCCCTCAGTTTAACCGTCAAGTCCAGAAAGCTCTACAGCTCAAGGATTGGGGCGATGCTAAGAATGCTCTTTACGACATTTACTACGCAGGCTTTGGATACCCTCCAACAGATGACCTAGTATCTAAGCTAGAGACCTCTTGGAATGCCGAGATGAAGGCTCAGACCAAGGCTGCCGTTACTGAAGGTAAAACCACCTTTGAGCCTGTCTATGACATGAAAAAGCCTATCTATGACAAGACTAAGCCAGTCCTTACCAAGAGTGGCAAAGTCAAGAAAGATGCTAAAGGCAACACCGTTTATCAGCAAAAGGTTGACAA